CCCTCGTTACACTGTGCTAACGTCACCTTGGAAGTGACAAGGCGACCTTAGGGCAAATCCTTCATGGTGACAAGTGCACAAATCAGGGCCGCGCGCGCCCTGCTTAACTGGACGGTTCGCGACCTTGCCGACAAGGCAGGCGTCCACCGCAACACGGTCACGCGGATTGAGACGGAAGCCACCGGGGTCGGTCACGCCGTCGCCTCGATCCGCGTGGCCCTCGAAGCGGCCGGGGTCGATTTCATCGCTGAGAATGGTGGGGGTCCGGGGGTTCGGCTTAGAGGTCGCGGGGGCCGATCTGAACCCTAACAGATCGGCCCCGAGCGCGCCCGCCGTAGGTTCCCAGCGTCGCGCCCTGACGTGGTTTTCGCCCACTCACGCCTTGGGCAGTCGGTTCGGGTGAAGCAGCCCGCGCCCGACCTTGCGCTATCCTGTCCGTCCCCGGCTGAGAGCGTTCGTCCGCGCCGCACTGGCGGCCGAAGCGAAAGCCGGGCCGCGCCGGTCGAGTTCCCGCGCGATTTGCACCGCAACGCCTTCCACTGCGCCCCGCGCGTCGATCTGGTTGATGATCGTGACGCCGCCAGCCGCGCCGCCCTTCGTATGGTCGATCACGGTTTCGTTCGGGTGCAGGATCGCCGGGAACCCGCCCTTGCCGTCGATCCCGCCAGCCCGCGCGCCCATGCCCGTGAACCCGCCGCCGTCGAAGGACAGCAGGTTGCCAAGGCCCATTCCGCCCCACAGGTTGTTGAACGCCCGGTTGGCATAGACCGTGGCGAGGCTGGCAAGCAGTCGCGCAACCGCCTGCTCCGCATCGCCCGCGTCGGTAATCAGCGACGAAAAGGCACTACGGAAAGCGTTCTCCATTTCCCGCGCGCCGCTGGCAACATCCTTGAATTTCTCGTCCAGGTTCGCCAGCGAACGGGCATACAGATCGTTGTCGATATCGCCCGCGTCCCTGAGAGCGTTCAACTCTTCCAGTTCAATCGCGTATTTCTCGGCCGCCGTGCGCGTCTCGTCGTATAGCCGCTTGATCGTCGCCATCTTCGCCGCCTCGGCCGCGTCGATGTTCGATCCGCCGCTGCGTCGCGGGGGCGGATTGTCGGGCATGGTGAAGCGCGGCAACACCCGTTCGGGCGCACCGGGAAGACCGCCACCGGGCAGGGCAACATCGGGAACAAGGCCGGTCTGGACACGGGCCGCAAGATACGCATCCGCCGCCGCTTGCAGGTTCCCCGCCAGCCGCCCGGCTTCGTCCGCAGCCGCGCCAAGCCCGCCGGGCAGATCGTCGGTCGTGGCCTTCAAGTCGCCCGCAGCGATGATCCCGTCATTGAGCCGGTCAACAAGCCCGTCCGTCGCCTCGTTCGCCGCCTGCACCGATCCGAAGATTTCGACCAATACAGTGCGAAGGGCCGAAAACGCCTGCGCCTGTTCCTCGGGGTTCGCGGCGTTGCCAACATCCCCCAGCGCCTGGGCCAGTTGCACGGCCTCTTGGCCGGTGAGGTCGAATTCCTTGCGGAGCCGCCGAAGCGTCTTCTCATAGTCGGACGCGAAGGTTGACAGCGCATCGCCCGGCACGGTCGAGTCGAGCGAGCCGAAGGCCCCGGAAATGCCCGCCGCAGTCCGGTTCAGCGCCGCTTGCGCCTGTTCCCGCCGCAATTCCCGCTGCGCCACAAGCGCCAGGGCGATATCGTCGGACAGGTCGCCGTATTCCTTGCGCAGTTCGGCAATCGAAACCTTGGTTTCATCGGCGGCCGATTGGTAATCCTTCGTCGCGCGTTTAAGGTTCTCGATCCGCTGCGTCAGCGTTTCCGCTTCATCGGCCGCCGCCTTGCCGTCGCGGGCCATCGCGAACAGGGCCGCCGCCGCAGGAATACCAATCGCGGCGACAGTGCCGAGAAGCGGGGCCAGCACACCCACGGAACCGCCGAGAGCGCCGAAGCCGCCAAGCAGTTGCGGAAGCTGTTGCGCCATCGCGCGGGCCGGGGCCGTTCCCGCCGCGAGCTGCACCGCGATATCCCCGATCTGGTTCGCGGTGTTCTGTAGCACGAAACGCCCTTGCCGACTGACAGTGACCATTTGCATGATGCCCGTCGCCGTGCCGCGCGAGGAACGGTTGATCGCATCGTTCGCCCGCTTGAAGCGGTTCTCCATGCCGGTCGCCGTCTCGGTCGTGACTTTCTGCGCCCGCTTCATATCGCGCTCAAACTTCGTAAGCTTGGCCTCGATACTGATTAGGAGCCTTTCTTCGTCTGTAGACATTGGAATTCCTCAGTTTTGCGGGCGGTCAGCTTCCCAACTGACAAGCCGGAACGCCGTGTTGAGTTCTTCGGCCGACAGGCCGGCCTCCTTCGCAGTCGCCATCGTCTGCACCACAGCCGAGAGCGCCCGCGCCCGCCCGCCCGCGTCGAAGGCTTGGAGCGGCGTTAGAACGTCGATTTCCACCGTCGCGCCCAGCTTGTCGGAAGCCTCTTCGGCCAGAAGCGCGGCGAGCGGTTGCAACTGCCACGTCGCAAGGTGGCGCTGCGCTTCCCTGACCATCGGCCCCGTGGTGGCCGGGTTGAACAGCCCCGGAAGGACGCCGAACGCCGCGCAGATCGCATCCCGCGCCGCCGCCAAGGTCTCCTTCGTCGCCGCCTTTTCCAGATCGGGCGACAGGCTATCGGGCGCGCGCCCGATGTTCGGGTTCATCCCCGCCGCCGTCGCCTGGGCCACGCCCTCGATCACGAGCGAAGATCCCCGCCGCCCCCGGAAAGCCGCCCGAAGGTTTTCCGCGTCTTCCGCCGATCCTTCGGGAAGGTGAACGATCTGCGAGCCGAGCGGCGCATCGCGGAACACGTCGCGCAAGCCCGCCTCGATTTCGTGCAGCAGTTCGGCAGAGACCGCCGCCCGCCGCAACGGCGCGCGCCCGGTCCAAGGGGCCGCGATATCCGCCCCGATCCGAACGTGCAGGACTTCGGCCGCCAGCGCGGTTTCCTGCCGCCCGCCGCCCGCTTCGTTGATCGTCACGCGGTAGGCAGTCGGCTTGCCGTAGCGGGTCTTCATGTCCCAATCCGAGCAAAGCGCCAGCCCTTCCGGCCGGATCAGGAAAAGCGCCTCGCCCCGGAGCGCCACGGAGCGCGCGAGCAAGCCCATTGTCGCCCGGTCGAGCAGGTCAGTCCCCGACACATCGGCAAGGGCAAACCCGCCTTCCCACAGGCCGATGCAGGCTTGCACCGTTGCCGTGAGTTCCCCCAGCCCACGCCGCCCGATCAGGTAGCTTTCGCGGGCGGCCACGACTTCCGCAGTGAAGCCGGAGCCGTAGCCGCTTGCCCGCTTCTCCGGGGCCGGATCGGCCTTGCGTCTGAATAGTCCTAGCATCACGCCCTCCACCTGTTGAGCGCCCGCACAAGTCCCGCGTCCGGTGCTTCCGCCCCCGGCCGCCAGTTCCGCGCCTCCACCTGGGCTTGCGGATAGGCGGGAACCGTCACGGCTGAGAGTTCGAAGAGGTCAGCCGCCGTGATCGTCCGCATGATGCCGCCGCCGCGCCGTTCCACCGCTTCACCGCCAGGAGCCACGCGGAAGCCCGGAGACAAGCCCCGGATCAGCCCCGCCGCCTCGGCCGCAAGGAAGTCCCGCCCCCAGCTTGTCGCGTCGGTCACCTGCGCCTCGAAGGTCAGCGCGTCGTCGCCGTCTTCGAGCGTGAGCGTTCCCGCTGCCCGGCTTGCAAGCGGCTTGTCGTAGTCATGGCTGAGAAGAAGATGCACATCTTCGCCCGCCTCGATCCGCGACCGGAACGCCCGCGAGGCGAAGCGTTCGGCCCTGCCCCGCGCCAGTTCGGTTTCGGTTTGGTATGGGAAGCGCCCGGAAACCCGGACGCCCCCGTTTTCATCGCGGCGCAGTTCGAGCGCCGCCGTCACTGCGCCGCCGATCAACATCACTGCACCCCGGTCAGGATTTCGAGTTGCGAGGCCCGAAGCACCTGCACGTCCACCGTGGCCAGCGCGGTCAGCCGCAGCCCGCCCGAAGCCGCGTCGGAATACGGGTCGCGGATCACGTCAACCGCGCCCCAAAGCCCGACATAGATCGGGGAAACGCCGCCCGCGTTCGTGGTGAGCAGCGCCTTGGACTCGGCCGGATCGCCCGAAGGCGCGGCCAGCGCGTTCGTGGTCATCGCGATGTTCCCGGCCGGGATGTTCTTGGTCAGCCGGTCCCACTCCGAAACCGCCGTGCCGGAAATGAGCGCGCCGTCGAGGCCGTCCCAAATCTCGGGGCGGATCAGCATCCGAACGCCGCCCGGCCCGGTCGCCGTGTTCGCCGTCATGAACCGGACAACAGCCGCGCGGAACGCCGCCCACGATGCCGCCGCCGAGAGGTCGGTCTCGGTAATGCCGTAGGTCGCCGCGCCCGACACAACGCCGAGCGGTTCCCCGTCAGCGCCCGTGCCAAGGAAGATCGCGCGGTCCAGTTCCGTCCCGATTGCCGACTGCATGTCGCGCCGGATCGCCGCTTCCAGCGCGTCGCCGGATTGCTTGAGCGCCTTCCGGGTCAGCTTCATCTGGACGCCGAGCGTGTGATCGGGTTTCAGCGCCACGTCGGTCGTGGTGTAGGCGGTCGGATCGGCCACCGCGCCGGTCTCGGTCGCAGCCCAGCCCGCCGAAACGGAAGAGCTGCACAGGGGCCATTCCACCGCCCCGGAGTCGATCGCGACCGACTCGGCCCCCATACGCGCCGCCACGGACGCCGGAAAGAGTCTGTCGATCACAGGCCGCGTCTGGATCGGGTCCGGGGTTCCGGTCGAGACGGTTTCGCCCGCCCGCCGTTCCAGCGCCGCCCACGGAACCGGAACGCCCCGGAAGCCGCCCGCGTTGCGCAGTTCGGTGACAACCTCGGCCGTCTTGCCCGACAGCGCCCGGCCTTCGTCGAGCGCGAGCGCGACTTGACGCAGTTCGAAGCCCGCCACGAGGTCAGCCCATTCCCGGCCGGAACGGGTTTCCAGTTCGGCCCCGGCTTCGCGCCGTTCGCCATCCTCGGCCACCAGGGCGGCGCGATACCGCGTCTCGTTCGCCCGATACTCGGTATCGAGGTCCGTCATCTGCCGGGTTTCTTCTTCGGTCGGCTTTTCCTTCCCGACCAGTTCGGCCAGCGATTGCCGGATTTCCGACTGCCGCCGCTGAATTTTCACGCTATCCAGCATGATCGTTCCTTTCAGGTTGAGCGGCGCGAACGCCGCGGGGTTCCGCCGCCAGCGAGGCAACAGCCTTGCGCCAGTCGGCAATTTCGGGTTTCGGCGGCGCGTGTCCGCACTCGATCCGCGTGTGTTTCGTGTGGCAGGAAGCGCAGAGCGACAGCAGGTTGCCGGGCAGGAACGCCAGCCCCGGATGAGTTCGCACCGGCTTCACGTG